GAACTGGATGGCGTTGATGCCGCGCGCCTTGCCCACCAGGCTGATGCCGTCACTGGCGACGCGCGCGTTGAGCCCCTCGGCGATGCGTCCGGCGAGCAAGTTGTACTCGGCGCCGATATCGCGCTTCCCCTCGGTGGGCAGCTTGCGCTGCACGGTGCCGATCGCGCGTTTCTGCGCCAGCAAGATGCGTGCAGGAATCTTCTGCATGTCCTGCATGGCATCCAGTGCGCCGGTCAGCTCAACGGCAAGGCGGGTGTAACGGCTCATCGGAAGTACCTCGCCACGACGCGCGCCTGCGCGGCGATCACCGCCGCACCTTCGGGCCGGTCGAGGATGGCGATATCCGCCACGTGCATCGCCGTGCATTGCAGCGCACCCAGCACCGCCGGCTGCTTGGCGAAATTCGCCACGCACATTTCAATATCTTCAATAACGCTGTGAATCTGCTGCTGCGCATCGTCCAGATCGGTGCCGATGATGCATTCCAGCAGGATGGTGAAATCACGCACCGGCTTGCCCGGCCGCTCGCGATCAAGACCGGGACCGACAATGGGCTCGCTATAGATCATCAGGCCGAGTGCATCATCACTGCTGCGCTGGCTGTCGGTGGTCCAGATATGGGCGCCGAGGTCGGTGAGGTAGCCGTTGGTCACGCGGATGGTGGCGAGCTGCGCCTGCAACGCGAGGATCAGCGACCAGGTGCGCGATGGCGTGGTGACGAGGGTCGCACTCCTATGAAGATCAGCCATGCATCACCACCACCACGACGATGCCGTCGTCGCTGGCAATCTCTTCCACCTTGCTGGTGTTGCCGCGCACGGTGAACGTATCGCCGCGCTTGGGCAGCCACTCGGCTTTCAGCATGCCCAGCACGCGCTTGTTACCGACCACGCGGCCGTACTGGCCCACGTCCTGCACGGCATCGTCAACGAACAGGGTCAGCGGTACCGGATCGGCTTCGCCGCGCACCACGGTGCCGGGCTCGCCCAGTGCGGCGAGCAGATCACTGTGCATGGCGGCGAAGTCGCTCAGCACGGTTAGGCCGCCACCACGGTGCCGAGGCCGGGCGCGATCAGCACGCGGGCGCTGGTATCGACGGCAGCTGCGTCGGCTTCCACCACGATGCCGGCATTGGCCACGTCACCGGCGACACCGGTGCCGACGATGAATGCCTTATCCGCCACCGACCAGGTAACGCGCGTGCCCTCCGGCATGGCGGTGCCGGCTTTCTTGGGCAGCGTGAACACGCCGTTGGCCAGCATGGTGGCGGTGGCACCTATGGCGATGTTGGTGGCGGCAACGGCAACCAACGCACCGGCGACAATGACGTCGTTAACGTTGATGGCAGCACCGCTGTGGTTGGTATGGTCAAGCGCTTCGCCAGGCTTGAGGTATCGCGTGGTCATGGGATCTGCTCCGAAACGGGGAAAGGTGGGCAGCAGTGGCGCGGGCGACCCGCGCCACCACGCGGGCAATTACTTGCCTGGGTTCTTGTGGATGCCGCGCCAGCCCACGGCGGCGACGCCGTAGCGGTGGGCCGCTTTCCACGCGATGCCGTCACTGCGGAAATTCAGCTCCTGCTCCAGCGTCGGCGTCTGGATGCCGTCGAGGAACGCCACCTCGAACACGGCCTCGGTAGCGGAGTCGGCCAGCGCGTACCACGGATCGCCCGCCAGACGCGGCGTGTCGATGAGGTCCCTAAACTGGTTCATCACCATGTTCGGGCGCTGCAACTTGTTCGGCGTGTCCGGGTCGTACTCGGCGCGATTGATCACGCGGGCGGAGCCGCCGAGCGCCAACGGCCCGAGCCAGATGGCCGGGGTGATATCGAGGAAGTCGTTACCGCCCGGGTCCATCTGCCCCGCCATCGCGGTGCGTGCCGCATCGAAGCTGGCGACGCTCGGCACGCCGCCGGTCGCGGCGATGTTGCCGTGGTCGACGTGAAACAGCGGCTTGCCGTCGTTCATCGTCGGGCCGTTGCCACCGTTCGCGGCGAACAGGCTGTAAACGTCTTTTTCGATGGTGCGGCCCGCGGCCTGCCCCAGCGCGCCGGACACCCGGATCAGCGCACCGAGGTCGTCATTGATCAGCACTTCCGGGGTGATCTCCAGAATGCGGCCCTTGCGCTTGCCCTGGATGGTTTCCTTCGCGCCATCGCCCAGCACGCCGTTCTCATACTCGCCGCGTTCATTGGCCACTTTCAGATCGCTAAACGAGCTGAGGTGATAACGGCTGTGCGGGCGGTAGTCGATCAAGGTGCCGATGGTGCAGAAGCGCATCCAGGTGAATGCCGAGGCGGAGTAGCCGCCAAGCAGCGCCTTGTGCAGCACGTTCTCCAGCAGCACCGGGAAATCGCTCGTGGTCTGACCGCCCGCGGCCAGCGCACGCTGGGCAATTTCCTCGCGGCCCATGTGGCGGGTATTGGCGCCGGCGCGGACCAGCATCTGCTCGGCCATGCTGATCAGTGAGGCACTGCCGAACGGATTACCCTGTCGTGCGGCCACGGCGGCGTCGCCATGGATCAGGCCATAGCGCGCCATCAGCAGCTGCTCCGCCGCGCCGCGCATCTTGTCGTTTTCGCTGGCGCCCATCTGAACGTGCATCGTGCTGCCCGCCGGCTCGGCGGCGCCGCCAAGGATCGGCAGCAAGCTGGCACGCACGCTGTCGACGGTGGCCGAGGGATCCGCCAACGCGGCGGTGTACAGCGCACTGACACCTTCACGGCGCATGTAAGGCTCCAGCACAGCCTTGATCTCCTCGTTGCGGGTGCGCAGCGCGGCGTGGACGTCGGCGACGGTCGCGGCAGAGCCGGCGCCACCTTCGCCACCGTCCGCGCCGAGCTTGTTGCGGAAGCCCGCGGCAAACAGCTTGCGAAGTTTCATATCTACGTCTCCAGAGTCGGCCGTGGCGGCCGTGGTGAGTGCGGCCATCAGGGCCTGTTGACCGCTGGCGGATGCCAGCGCCTGTTCAAGGTGTTGCGCATCGAAACCCGCCGGCATGCGCATGCGCGGCTTGGCCTGTTCGGGCAGCGCGGCCGGATGACGGGCAGCAGCGGCCACAGCGATCTGCTTGATGTGATCGGGCGCACCGGCAAGCAGGCGATGGACGCCAGCGGCGCGAGCGTTCGCGTTCTGGTCGTCCGTCTCGTCGCCGAGGTCGGCGGTGACGTCGACCAGAGCGTCAGCGAAACCCTCGGCGACCGATTGCTCGCCGGTGTAATAGTGGTCCTGACCATCCGACAGCAGCGCCAGCATGTCGGCGTTGGGCTTGCCGGTTTTGTTCGCATAGGCGCCAGCCATCGCCTGGGCATAGGTGTCCAGCACGTCGGCCATGACCCGCATGTCCTGCGCATTACCCTGCGCGACGCCCCACGGTGCGTGGATCATCAACAGCGAGGTGGCCGGCATCTGGATTTCGTCGCCAGCCATCGCGATCAGGCTGGCGCTGGACATGGCCACACCGTCAACAGTGACCACCACCCGAGCACGGTGCCGCTTGAGCGCGTTATAGATGGCGATGCCGTCGCTCACGCTGCCGCCATAGCTGTTGATCCGAACATTGATCTGCGTGGTGTTGCCAGGCAGCGCCTGCAGCTGCTGCACGACGCTCAGCGCGGTGACCGATTCGCCCCACCAGCTGTCGCCGATATCGCCATACACCAGCAACTCGGCCTCGGTGGTGTTGGCGACCGGGCGCAGCACCATCAGCGGGCGGATCGTGGGCACGTTGCCATCGGCGGCGGCGAATGCACCGCAAAGGCGCGCGTGCGGCGAGCAGGCCGCCATCAGGCCAGCAATGGCAAGTGAGAGGGAGTGTTTACGCATGGGCTGTGGCCTCGGGGGTGGCGACCTGTTCCGGCGTGTCCTCGGCCAGTGGTGGCTGCTTTTTGTAAGTGGGCTGGGCGGTGGGCGCGTCTTGCGTGACGATGCCGGCGGCCTTGAGGTCGGCCTGCCATTTACCCTGACTGCGGATCACGTCGGCCGGGTTGCGGCCCTGCCGCTGCACGATCTCGGCGCCGCTGATGTAGCAGCGGTCCTCCTGCATCTGCCAGCCGGTGACCTCTTTGATTGGGTCAATCCACGGCATCACCGGCGGCATGTACACCGCATGGTTGAGCTGGGCAAAGCTCATGCCCTTGACGGGCTTGATCAGTCCGCCAGCGAGACATGCGGCAACAAACCGGCGGTACACCTCGCTGGTGCACTGATCAATGAACGCCTGACGAAGCACGCCATAGGCGGCGTCCTGTTCGACCAGCTCCTGTCGCTGCGCGCTATAGGTGCCGTTGTAGTTTTTGCTGGCGCTGCTGTTGCTCACGTCGGTACCGCATGCCACCGCGCGAATCTGACCATCGCGCCAGGTCACGGCGTTCGGGTTCGGTCGGTTGCTGTCGATGGTTTCCACCGACTCGCCCGGCAGCAGATCGTCAAAGATCATGCCCGGGACGAAGTTCATGCTGCGAGGCTGGCCCGCTTTTTCGGGCTCGTAGCACTGCGCGTCACCTTTCTTGATGACGGCGGCCATGCTGGCAGCGATGCGTGCGGCAATGCGCTCGCTTTCCTCATAGTCTTTCAGGTCATCGAGGCGAGCCAACACGCTCGCGAACAGGCTGACGCCACGGCGCTGGCCGATGCGGTCCACCAGCTTGATGTGCCCGACGCGATCGGTGGCCAGGCGCTTGAGCGTGGGCATAGCCACGAACGGATCGCCGGGGTGTTGCTTGTAAAACCAGTAGCCCTGCGGTTTGCCCCATGCATCAATCTCGATGCCTTGGATAATGTTTTTCTGACTGTCGTTGTAGTCGATCGGCAGCAGGTCGGGCTCCAGCAG